CTTTCGGTCCTGGTATGCCACCGGTCTAATGTAAGCTTCTTGCTTCACTTTAGGCCTAGCTAGACTCCGGAATTCACCGGCGATCTAGTCTATGCGGTGGGCGCTTTGGCGCACACAGCATATGTCCATCCGGACACTTAGCTGTGGAGTACCCTTTAGATGGTTAGGACCCCTAGTGGTAATGGCTGGTTGACTCAGGATTTCACTACGATTTCGGAGGTCTTCAAGGCCTACGATGCGCAGGGAAATCTTATTTCGAACCGGTCCAATTCCCAGGTTGTCCCTTCCTTCAAAGGCTGGAAACAGTCTCCTGTTTCCGGTGGTAGGGTATCAGTCGGCGGTACCAAGTTTCGAAAACCGACAACTTGGTCCGCTTGGTCTATTGAATACAACTACCAACGTGAGACCCGTAAAGTCGGGCCCATGTGGTGGTGGTACAATCAGACCTACGTGAACGAGGGTGCGTACAATGCGGGGTATAACCCCAACGATTGGACGCTTGCTCCCCCCGGTGCACGGGACGCTAGCCTCGATAGTGCTGCCATAATATCTGCGCTCAATCGGTTGAATTCCGAAAAGGCCAATATTGGGCAGTTCCTAGCCGAGGCTCGAGAATCCGCAGGGCAGTTATTGAACACCGCTCTCCTCTTTGCACAACTCTTAAGTGATGCAAAGCGGGGTAGTATACGACTACAGAGCAATCCGCTCCTAGTCGCAAAGATGCTCAATGACCAAGCACTCGCTGCAAAGTTTGGATATGCTCCCCTGATTAATGACTTATATTCACAATATAAGTTAATAAAAGAGGGCATGAATATGGGCCTTTTGGTCCATTCCAAAGGACGTTCGCAGTCTTCCCGATCTGGGTCGACTACGGCGTATAACAACGGGTGCTTAACTGAATGGACCTACATAGGTCGGTCGGAAGCTGCATTTTATGCGCAACTTTCTGGCTCTTTCCTAGCAGGTATGAACCAAATTGGTCTCATGAATCCCGCGCTCGTAGCGTGGGAACTCGTACCTCTCTCATTTGTATGGGATTGGTTTATGCCAATTGGTTCTTTCATTCAGTCGCTCTCTGCTACGGCAGGGCTAAGCTTTGTTGGGGGTTATTTGGCCCAAAGAGATACTATTCGAACAAAAGTTCGAATGGCCTCTTGCGGCTATGGTGTTTGTAAGTATAACAGTTTCTCACGTGTCGGCTATAATTCATGGCCTAGCGCGTTTACTGATTATACTCCATACGCCAAGTCTAACCCTCTTAACCTTGACCAAGGGAAGGTTGAAACCCTCCTAAGGTTAATCGCTCAGCGGGGATTGTCCCCGTTGCGTTACTGAAAGCACAAACTATGCCTCAGCTTGCATCCCTGGTCCTCACAGACCGGGCCGCTACTCCCGTCAATCACACTTTCGCTCCGCGTGACATCGTTGGTAACGTTGCCACCGTTGAAGAGTCGACGGGTGTTCCGATTGGAAACAACCGCGTGTCGGTTAGCCTCACTCGGAATCAGTCTGGCCGTTATAAGGCCACGCTGAAGGGATCTTTCCCTGTCGTGCAGACCCAAACGATCAATGGGGTGTCAAACCCCACTGTCGTTCGGACTGCCTACTTTGACCTTCTGTTTACGTTCGCCGATAATTCGACTGAACAAGAACGTAAGGATGTGGTAGGCATGCTCTACTCTGCCCTTGATCCGTCGAAGACGATGATCAATGACACGCTCACGAAACTCCAGGGGATCTACTGATCCTATGGTGATCCATAATGACCAAACGAGGGCTTTCATAGCTCTTGTGAAGTACATTATTGGATCTCTCGTGGCGCTCGTCGCTATCGCTTTAGGTGTTAACCTAAGCGATGTCAATGAAGGAGTACCTCATGACACGATTTCCGAAGAAGTGGTTCCGAAATAAGGACGCTAACTTTCGGGTAACCGAAACGCTTACGTCTTATCTACGCGGTTGGATCGAGTCCCTTCCATCTAGTCCAAAGTATGACTATTTGAAAGAGCAGGCCTTTTCAAAATTCGTTAGCCGTGATACGGATTCCCCTTTGATAAGGAGAAACCGGGCCATTAACAAATGGCTAGCTACGGAAGCGAATAATGAGGCCACGAACACCAGGCTTTTGACATTAAGCGAGGAATACAACATTCTCCCTCGCGTCACCTGGGGCTCGTTTCGGGACACCGTCCGTCTCTTCATTCGTGAAGTGATTGGTGATACACCATCCTGGGAATCATTCGATGGAGGCGTTAGCCTTCTCGGAGGATTCTCCGGCGGTGCTACGACAAGTAGGCGGCGTACTGACGGCCATCCGGCCAACAAGTACCTCGGTGAAGCAGACGTCACGCCCGCTGCCCTACAGTGGTTCCTCGAGTATCTTGAGGATTCCCCTGTTTGGAAGCGTTCGTTCGAGATGGATAAGATCCGTCTCGTGCGAGGTAACGTTCTGTTCACGGTCCCTAAGAACGCTCAGATCGATCGATGCGCATGCAAAGAACCAGATCTGAACATGTACCTCCAACGCGGTTTTGGTACGTCTATCCGACGTTCTCTTAAGCGTGTTGGTATTGACCTTAATGACCAAACACGAAATCGTGAGTTGGCCCGTCAAGGATCAATTACGGGAGACCTCGCAACACTGGATCTTTCCAGTGCTAGCGATAGTATCTCGTACGAGGTTGTTGCCCAGTTCCTTCCGGAAGTCTGGTTAACTGCCCTCGACGCCTGTCGCTCACATGTTACGGTGATCGACGGTGAGGTACATACTAATGAGATGTTTTCCTCGATGGGTAATGGCTTCACGTTCGAGCTAGAGAGCTTGCTCTTCTATGCTATCGCTCGTGCCGTCAATTACCATCTTGGCATCTCAGGTGTCGTGTCCGTCTACGGAGATGATATTATCATCCCGTCGAGTAGTTTTGACTACCTAACTTCCGTATTGGGTATGTTGGGCTTCGAGGTTAATATTTCGAAGTCGTTTTCCAACGGACCCTTCCGCGAAAGTTGTGGTGGTCACTACTATAACGGGCTCGACATAACCCCGTTCTACGTTAAGAGACCAATCGAACGGCTTGTGGATGTTATCCACGTTTGCAATTCGATTCGGAAGTGGGCTGCTACCTCCGGACAATGCGATCATATTGCAGAGTCCGTATGGCAGCATCTCGCTTCCTTTGTCCCGAAACGGTTTTGGGGTGGCCACGATACTTCCTTCAAAGGTCAGCTGGTATCTTATTGGATACCGGATAAACCTAAGAAGTTGATGCCGATCCAGGTTCAGGGAGATATTCCTGATCTCGGACGGTATCTATTGTGGCTTGACGAGGGGCGTCTCAGAGTTAAGGGAGAGTCGGAAGACTCCTCCTACATGGTCACTCTGACCAAATATCGCGAAGAGCGATACTCTGGGTACGCATTCCGTGAACTCGATCAGTACTTCTATAACGAAGTGATGACCGAGTAAGCTCAATCTTTACAGAAAG